AGGTACTGCTAAACGTAGTGCGCCGGCAGATACTGGTAATTTGCGTAACGAAATAGGATTGCAAAAAGTAGGTGCTAATTATATAGAAGTATTTAGCAAAGCGCCATATAGCCCATATGTAGAATTTGGGACGGGTCGTAGAGTTAATTTAGACGATATGCTGGAACTTGGAATACCGCCNAGCTATGCCGCACAATTTAAAGGTAAAGGCGTTAAAGAAGTAAACCTACCAGCAAGGCCATACTTTTATAGTAGTGCTAGAAAGGNNTTAAAAAACCTTTTATTAAGATTAGATAGAACAATTAAAAAAGCGACAAAATAATGCTAGAAGCGATACATTACTTACGCAAAGCGATAATTGAAAGGTTAAATGGCCAGGTTGTTTTAAACGGCCAGGCTTTACCGGTTTATAACAGGGTGCCTAGCAATGCAGTAGCGCCTTACATAATCGTTTATAGCGTTTCTAACAACGAAATAGACCAAAACCAAAGTAGCTATACAATGGAATTGCTTACGCGCGTTGAAGTGGTTACAAGGTTTAATGGCGACAATGGTGGCGAATTAGATTGCAACTTGGCAATTTCTAAAATATTATCTTTGCTAAGAACTAGGACAATAGGGTATTTAGATATAACCGAAGCTGGTTTTAAAGTATATACGAGTGTAAATGAAGGCGTAACGTACTTAACAGACGATTTAAAAGATCATACCTATTATAGGGCGATATTAGAATTGTCAAATAGAGTTGAGCAAATAGCAAAAACCGGGGGCCTACAAAACGAATTACAAATAGAATTACAAAGTTAAGATGGCAAAAATAGATTACACTAATAAAGTAGATAACCAGGTAAGTGAATTACCCTCCATTAACAAGGTTACGGCTGCCGATATGAACGAAATAAAGGCAAGTGTTAATGAGTTGTACGACGAACGCGTTGGCTGGGCTAGGTATGACGATACGCAATATACAAGCGCTTCGCCTTACGTTATGATTGGCGATACACCTTTTACAGTACCTAATAACGCTGGAGCGGTTATAAACGACGAAATACATAGCACCGTACCTTTTTACAATGCTGAAACTTTAAAGATACAATCTGAAGGCGTAAACGATGTATATATGATAACCTTTGCATTTAAGGCAGATATAAGCAACGCTAACGGTTATATGGATATTTATTTAGAGGGTGGTAATGGAACACCATATGAAAGGGTACACCAAACAATAACATTTCCTAAAGGTAATTCTGTGGCCCATACTTTTGCTATAAACTTAGTATATTACGCGGATAGCGACGTAGTTGCAAACGGTTTATCGTTAAAAGCAGAAGCCTCGCACAATGGAAATATTTACGATGTAATTTATTTTGTACAATGTACACAAAAGCATAAAGACTTATAAAAAATGACTACAGTAACAGACCTTAAAATTTACCTACTAAACGCCATAACCTTGGCTTTTAATTTTACGCAAATTGATATTTCGTTAAAAATATTACTTACTGCGGTAGCCATTGGCTATACTTTGCATAAATGGTATATACTGAACGAGGAGCGCAAATTGCAAAAGGAAATGGATAAGCTGCAAAAGGCGGCCCAAAACAAAGGTAAGGAACGCGTTAAAGCAAGCGAGGGAATTATTAAGAACGGTATTGTTAGGAAAACTAAAGAAGTACGAGATGACTTACATAGCAGTTAAATTTTACGCTTATTTTTTAATGGTTGTTTGTGCTGCCGGAATATTTGGCGGTATATATAATTTATTTACATTATGAAAAACATAATAGCCGGCTGGAAAACTACCTTGTTGGGCCTTGCAATTATAGCGGCTGCAATAGCTTATATTTTTATTGTGCAAGACAGTAAGGTATTTCAATTTGCTATATTGTTAGTTGTAGGTATTGGATTCTTATTTGCGCCCGATACGATAGTGGACGGTTTAAGAAGTTTAATAAAAAACAATAAGGATAAAAAGTTTTAATTATGAAAGCAGTAATTACTAGAGAAAAACATAGCGATAAGCAAACGCTTGGAACTTTAATTTTAAGAGACGACGAAGGCAATAAATTATTTATGTGCAAAACCTTGGAATTGCCCTGGAACGAAAACAAGCGCAACAAAAGCTGCATACCTTTAGGTAATTACAAAGTAAGCCTTAGACAATCTGCTAGATACAATAAACATTACCATATTGAAGGCGTGCCTGGTAGGTCTTTAATTCTTATACATATTGGTAACTATTACACGCAAACCAATGGTTGCGTTTTAGTTGGTAAATCAATTGCTGATATTAACGACGACGGCAATATGGACGTAACTAATAGCAAAGACACGCTGCTAAAACTTTTAAAAGTGGCGCCAAATGGTTTTGAGTTAGATATTCAAAAGAAAGCCATAAAGAAAAAAAATGCTTAAATATAGCATAGTATTTTTACTACTCTTTACAAGTTGCACTGCCAAAAAAGTTATAACCCAAACTAAAGAGGTTATAAAAAACGATACTATAATAGTAACAAAAGACCGATATGTTACTAAGGCGGTAAACGATACTATTATAATCGAAAGCCCTTGCGATTCTTTAGGCGTTTTAAAGCCTTTTAAGGAACGTTTAAAAACTGCCCAGGGTCAAATTACCATACAATCAAAAAACAACGTTATACAAGCTAATATTAACTTAGATAGTATTGTGCAAAGTATTGAGAAACGATACGAAAGCAAAACTGTTGATACTATGCAAAAAAGCGATACGCTAAAGATTAAATACAGAACGCCGGTTTGGCTAGTATTGTCCTTAGTGTTTTCGGTTATTGTAAACCTATTACTGCTAAGAATTAAGTTTTAGTTTTTGCTTAACTTTGTAAAAATTATAAAATGGCTAACGAATTAAAATATACTAGCGTTTTTCAAAGCCTATCTTTTGGAGACTTTGGGTTAAGAGTTTTAACAACTGGCGAAGTTAGCCAGGTGGGGGAATATTTTGGCGCTATGCAAGCTATAACAGATAGTACAATTTCATTTATAAGCGATGCCGAAGGTGGCGATACAAATATTGTTAATTTAGACCTTATTGCGGGCCAAACTATTTACGGGAATTTAACCGATGTTACAATGGTCGCCGGTAAAATTATTGCTTATTTAAGATAATGCTAGGATTAGGCACTAACATAGGCAGAATACTACAACAAGCGATAACGTTTGTTAAGGACTTTTGGCAAACGCAAACAAATGATTGGGAAAGTCAAAATACTAATTGGGATAATACATAATAAAAATATATGGCAAGTTTAACAGGACAAACGGTTTCGAGTACCTACGACGGTCTACTAAAAACAGACGATAACGATATTTTAGGGGCTGCTCCTAAAGAAATAACAGATGGGCTTGGTAATGGTTCCGGTATGACTTTAAGTACTACTGGGGACGTTAGTATTGCTGGAGACTTAACAGTTGATGGCGCCATATTAGATTCAAACGGCGTTCCTGGTGCAAGTGGGCAAATATTGTCTAGCACGGTTACCGGTACTGATTGGGTAGATTTAAGCGAGATTAGCGGAGTAGACGGAAGCGGTACTGCTAACTACATAGCTAAATGGACAGACGGAGATTCTATTGGCAATAGTGTTATTTATGATAATGGTACGAATGTTGGTATTGGTACTGCAAGCCCTGCTGCTAAACTTGACGTTGAAGGTTTAATGCTAAATGGTTCTACTAATCCGTCTATAATGGATGGAGGTAATTTAAGAAAAAAAATAGAATGGAACGGGGCATTAAATAGCTTTGGAGTTTACAATACAACTAACGCAGGTGCTGATTGGCAAACTAATTTATTGGTTACCAACACAGGAGACGTATTAGTTGGTTTAACATCAAGAGTTACTGGTTTAGAGGCTGTTACACAGTTTGAGGTTTCTGGAAATCAAGGTGGAATTACTATAAATTCAAATCAAACTACCGCTGATAAATATTCAAGAATAATGTTTACTAAAAACCAAACCACAGGAAACGAAGGTTTAATACGTTATAATGTAAACGACTATCATATGGCATTTTGGACAAATGCTAATGAACGTATGCGTATTGATTCTACAGGTAACGTAGGTATAGGTACAAGTAGTCCTGCAACTAAATTAGATGTTAATGGAGTTATAAATGTAAGAACTAATGGGTATGAGTTCGGTAGAATTACCACAAACAATGTTTCAGGTACAGATGGAGGTTTAACTTTCCAAACTATAAGCGGAGGGGTGTTTTCAGAAAGTATGCGTATTGATTATTTAGGCAAAGTAGGTATAGGTACTGCAAGTCCAACTGCTAAATTAGACTTAGTAGATAATAGTGTGCAATTAAGATTAGCTAACTCTACAACAGGAACTACAGCGTCAGATGGTAGTAGAATTTACCTTAGCGGAAATGATTTATTTATTGTAAATAGAGAGTCTGCAAATATACAGTTATATACAACAGACACAGAACGTATGCGTATTGACTCAAGTGGTAGAGTTGGCATAGGAATAGAAACTTATACTTCATCGGGTCTTTTAAACTTAAAAGGTAGTGGACTTGCTTTAAAAAATGATTTAAACGGAGGCAGTAGTAATTGGAGTCTTATTCAAAACCAAGCTACTGCAGATAGCGCTTCCATTGATTTTATTTCTGGTCAAGGTCTTGCTATGACTATTGCACACAATAAAAACGTAGGTATAGGAAGTACAGACCCCGCAAGAAAACTTGAACTTAAAGGAGATAGAGATGCAATCATAAGGCTTGAAAATACAAGAACCGTTGAAAGTGCAGGGCAAATATTAGGCGCTATTGAATTTTATGGTAATGACTCGTCAGGTCAAGGAGCAGGGGTTAAGAGTAGTATTGTAGCAAGAACCTTCGGAGGAGGGGAAGCAAGTTATCTTACTTTTTCAACTACAAGTACTGTAAACGACGTAGAAAAAATGCGTTTAGAATCTGACGGAGACCTACACGTGGACGGAGACGTTATTGCATACTCAACTACTATTTCAGACCAAAGGCTTAAAGACAATGTACAAACAATAGACAACGCTTTAGACAAGGTTTCTAGCCTTAGAGGTGTATCATATACTTGGAATAACGGAAACCGTAAAGGACAAAAAGATTTAGGTCTTATAGCACAGGAAGTTGAACAAGTACTACCCGAGTTAGTAAGGGAAAAAGAAATGCCAATGATAGACGGCGGAACTTACAAAACAGTAGATTATGAAAAAATTGTAGGTGTACTTATTGAGGCGGTAAAAGAATTAACTGATAAAGTAAATAAATTAGAAAGTAAATAGTATGGCAGTACCGAGCAGCGGACAATT